CATGATGTGTGTGAGGTGTGTTTCCTTGACTCTTATAAGATAACCGATCTTGGGTCAGAAGTCAAGTGTTTTGAGATTAGTGTTGCTTATCAGTCAGATTAGTTTATCTGATGTTTATATTTGTGACAAACATCATCATATGATGCACCGTTTGGGATAGATTGACAAAATCTCTGCATTTTTTTCTCTTGCATTACGGAAACAGATTCAATAGCAGTGCAACCAATCATACTCCCGAAGAATACAACCATGCCGACAAGGATAAGTCTCATTTAATAACTCCTTCAGTTGTTGTTATAGAGGTGATTGCGGTAAAGATAACCACCAGAGAACTCGGCGTTATCATATAACCACTCACGTTGTGCTTCATCTAGGAGATTGAATCGTACTCCCTTTGCAGGAGCGTTCCAAGATGCGGATTTGTATACATCACCAGTCCTAATATCAATGAAACAATGAACAGAACGCGAATCACCATCATACATCACAATCTTATGATACTTGCGTCCTTTCTTTACATAAAACTCATACGGAATGCCACCATGTTCGATCATCTTAAGTTGCACAACATGATATTCAATACTATCCATTCCGCGATCAATGCACTGTTGATGATATCTAATATCCTGTTGTTTCTTGTTCTTATAAAGAGCATTACACAACATAACTGCATAGTTTTCAACATCAGATATCTGTTCTTCTACTTGTGTCTTAGTGTCAATGAAGTCAGTGAATGTTGTCATGAGTTGTTTATCGAAATGAAGTGCGATTGTGCAAGGGTCAGTGTAACTCATTGTCCGTTAGTGTAATCAGCAACAAGTTGATAAAAACCTTTCACATTGTAATAACCAATCTCTGCATATCCGTAATCTTCAGAGAGACCGAGACAGAGATCGTATGCTCTATCTAAATCATATGTTTGTGTGTTCTCATAAGGATCAGAAGGGCAACGGACAATGTAGTGAATCATTTTGGAGTGGGTTTGTTTCTTGTCTGTATTGTAGACCCTCCGAGGGCGTTTCGCAAGGGTTATGGACCCAATTGGGTCCAGTTCCCTTACCGTCCACCTCAGTCCCTTATGCTACCCTCTGGGATGGCAATCTCTTGCAAGTAGTCATCATCCCAAGAACGAGCATTATAACAAACCCACTCACCATTTTTGAAGAGATAAGAATATTCACCATCAGTATTGTCTGTGAGTTTCATGAAACTCTCATGATCTTTACTCAGTTGAGGCATATTACTCTCAAGAGTTTCACCTCTTTCAGTATAGTACAGAGGACCAGATTCAGGCAATGTTTCATTTTTCCAACCTGCATTAGTATACAGGGCAGAGATATTGCCACCGTTAATCAACTCTGCAACTTTACTAGTAGTGTTAAAGAACTCACGCAAAACACGACCATTAAAAGAGGGATATCCATCCCAATGACAATAGACAGAAAGAACATGATTGTCAGGAAGTTGAACACCAATGCGAGAGCGAGTTCCCATGTTTGCCTTGTTTGTTTGACTCTTATAGTATGGCAGAAATCGCGGGGAAAGTCAACCCTTTGGGCGATCACTGTAATTTATGAGTATATGTGCATTCATAAGGATATATTATCCGAACACATATTGACCCTTGACAAAGATCGAATCTACGAGATACTGGACTCTCTTTGCAATTGCCTTACCATAATTAGAATGCACAGGAATAGTAACGTGACCACATGGTTTACGATACAAATGACATGCACCAGTAGGGATCAATCCAGATTGCATATCTTTAACATCATCTCGGTCGGTACGAATCACGCGACCGATAGTCTGTGCCATCTCAATCACAGGAAGATTGCGAAGCAAAATGGTGTGAGTCAGTCCAGGTACGTTGATACCTTCAGACAAAATGCTGTAGTGAAAGATGATAAACTTCTTGTTACGATCCAGTCCCCACTGTTGCAAAGTCTCGAAGAATTGTTCACGGTTGACTTTAGTTTTGTTGACATATGCACCGTGTTTAGATGTAATGTGCATGACACCATAACCCTGTTTAGTGAGTTCTTCAATGATATCAGTATTAGACAACATGTTCCACATTACACGGGTGGAAGGTGCAGCAACCAGAACTTTACTAGATTGTGTCTCTGTCAAAGATTCAAGGATCTCAACAACAGTTTTTGCATCAATCGTCGCGGCAGTATCTTTGCAACGAACAAGATCTGTTTCGTGTGCATGAATCTGTGGAGGAATGATAGAACCAGACTCAATCAATTCTGGTGCGGGAACACTACAGATAACACCACCGTAAATGGTAGTATTGTCCATTCCATTCTTACCATTACCCTTTGCACGTTTAGGTGTAGCAGTAAAGAAGTAATTGAACTCACTGATACACATTGCCATCGTCTCAATCTTCCTGAAATGATGTGTTTGAGTGGAGTTATGTGCCTCATCACAATACATAACATCAACACCAATACCAGACTCAATGATACGATGCAGAGAATGGTATGTAGTGAAGATCATACGATGACAGACCATTTGCTCACACATTGTGTCAAACATTGTGATCCGTTCAGGTTTAGTAGTCTTGAAATGTTTAGTCTCTCCACTATGAACGTGTGCGGGAACAAGATCAGGACGATGAACACCAGGAAACTCAAAGAACTCCTCACAGAGTTGGTTTGCAAGGAGAATGCGAGGAGCAACAATAACAAATGTCAATGGACGGTTAGATTCATCCATACGACGCATTGCATCTGCAATCATAACATATGTTTTACCACCACCCGTGGGGATGATAATAGAACCACGTTTGTGAGTTTTGATTGCATCGAGAGCACGAATTTGATGCGGACGAAACTGAATCAAAATGCGGGTGTCGTTTGTTGATATAGTAATGATATGCGAAAATGGTCCAGAAGTCAACCCCCTGGACCATTAGTGTCTCTAATCAATTACCATTGCTTAGATAAAGTAAAGTTATAGTATGAGAATTGTCTTCGATAGATGAATTTATGCGTACCATATTGATTGGTGTGAACATAACCTTCATGATCACACTGTTCATCATTGACCATACACTGAACCTCATCAGGTGTCTGAACATTTGTCATTATCTGTTCTTTTGCCTTGATGATAAGTTTATAAGTGATACCCAATAAACCAGGGAGACAGTCAATATCTCTCTGTTCACGAATACATTTATTGACTGCAATACGATACTGATCTGATTGTTTCTTGTCAGGATATCTGATGAAGTTAACGAGTGAACTTGCAATACCAAGTATGAAATCAGTCTTAGAACTACGAGTAGCAAACCGTGCAGAGGTATTTACAAACTTACACTTAGTATTGCTATGAGTCCATGCAATAAATTTTGCACCTAAGTCACGTTCAAAATGTGCAGTCATGGTCTTCATAGACTTACCACGATATGAAGTATGTGCAGCGATAATAACATTCTCAACTACATCTTGTTGAAACTTGTAAGTAATAGTGTTTGGTCTAAATGTATCTGTACCACCGAATCCGATGAAGTCACCTTGATATACACCAGGAACTCTTGGTAAGTTGTCGAAGCAAACGTGAAGGATTGATGCAACTTGTGGTCTATCACCATGATTAACTTCAATGTCATGGTGTGAATAATTGATCTTAATCTTACGTTTGTTGAATACACTCTTAGTACCAACAAAGAATAGATTGTTTTCTGGATTGTAACCCCATACGATTGCAGGGGCACCATCATATTTGATAGATGCAAGATACTCACTCGATCCTGATTGCAACAGATAGTTGATAACCTGTTTTGCAGATTGCTTACTATTGAGGATCATGTCCTCAGGGTGTTCGAGATGAGTGTTTTTCATGATCTAATCATTGCACAGATTCGGGTGAAAATCAAGGGGTGTTGTGCCAGTTAGTCAATTGATTTTATAGTTTAACTCCCATTGAAACTGAGGTCACATAAGTATAATCATTAAGTGTCCCATCTTGTAGACATTTAAGATGCCATCTTGTTATTTGAGCAACACCATCTTCCGTCGCACCAGTAATAAAGTTAGCACCTAATGGTAATTTAAGCACACTAGTATACAATCCAAATCTAGTCTTCTTGACGTAGAAGGCATCATCAATCCACTGAACATTTTGTGGAATATCTTTCTCAATCGTAGGATTAGAACCAAGAGAGTCTTGGAGTGTAGGCAATCGTTTGGCAGTAGTCATCAAAGAACGTAACAATAATCAAAATTAATAATAGTGAATCCAGTGGAAGAAGTAATCTCTTCTACAAGATCTTCAGAGTCAGTTGCTTCCCATGTTGTCCCTAAAACATCATCAACTAGTGCAACTTGCTCATCATAAGGTAACATACCCTCCGAATCTTCAAAGTCAAACTCAATGTCAATGATTCGATAATTGTTCATGGAAATGGTTTTGTTGTAGAGATGTTGTTTAATTAGACTCATCGTTTACTAGTTCCTCAAATTCCAGTTTATCAATTCCAGCAGTATCATCATCATGCAAATCAATCATATCAGTATCAGTTAGACAAGTCAACTTTCCAAAGAGAAAGTCAATGAACTCATGATCTTCTTTAGAAAACATAATCAACCTCCGAATAGTTGTTGTGCCAGGTCATCAATCTCTTGCATTTCTGCATGACGATCAAGTTGATCACGCATGGAAACTAATGCAGATTGTTGTAACTTGAGTTTGTCCATTTCTACGTTTAAGTAGTGAAGTTTGGTGTTAATTTCACACCGATCGAGACCATCAACCGTGGGCATATCGTACATTGTGTTGTTGATCTTGCGAGGTTGGTTGATGACTGTCATGAGTTGTTTTCCTTTGACTCTTATAGTATCGCATCAAACAGGACAAAAGTCAACCCCTGAATGATAAGGGTTGACTATGTGAGTGATAAGTTTAACTTATAGCGTTGGTACAAAATAACATAAACCTTCTGCAATATAATATTCTGCCATATCAATATAAAGATTAGGATTATAGTCTGGACCTTCTAAATCTAAATGCAAATCTGTGTCCAATAAGAACTGAAACAGTTCAACTTGTTCTTCTGGTGGTAACTCACCACACTCAAATGCATTGAGATAGAGTTGCATATCGACAGGCAGTTTCATAGTCATAGTGAAAGAATGTCGTCACTCAAACTTTTACTGTAGTCGCCAGGTTGTGTGGGAAAGTCACTCCAAGCATCTTCATTAAGTAACATCGTATCTGATAAACTATCAGGTCTATTGCCCATTAACAATGACTTGAGTTCTCTTGATTTATTGAGTTGTTTTTGATGGTATTCAATCATCTCATCAACCTCAGATAGGATCTCATCATATACTCTGTTTGATGTTATGTCATCATCATTGATATAATCAAGAAGGGCATCACCCATTCTATTTTTTCTTTGTGATGAATAAGTCTCTTTGTAATCAAAGTCCATGGTTTTCTTCTGCAAAATTAATTTGATCCCAATAAGGTTGGTAAATACACAATCCAACTGATCTTTGTGGATCTGGATTGCCAGTGTCTAACTGTAACACAACATACTGAGTATCAACGAATCGGATAAATCCTGTTCTTCCTTGATACTCAGCACGCAGTCCTTTAGTCTGCTCCATGTTCCTTGAAGTAGTCATCTGGTCCTTTTGTTAGTAGTTCAATAAAGTCTTCTTTGGTCCAGTTGTTGAATAAAGATTCATTAGGATCGTTCTCGTCCCAAGAAATTGAGAACGATCCATCTTCATGTTCATCTATTTTGATAGTCATAGAATCTTATGCAGCGACATATTTATTGGACTTCTCAAGGTTGTATTTTACAAGAACAAGTTGTGCATTTTCGTAGACAGTTGATCCACCTTTTGAGTGGGGAACAATGTGATCGATATGGACAATCTCACCATTCTCTACATCAGTGATACTGATTTCTTTACCACTGATTGCACATTTACCACTTTGATCACTCCATAATTGTCGTCTCCACTCAGAAGGAAAGAAACGAGTCTTGTCCTTAGTAATAATCAAACCACGTTGTTCTAGGAGAGGAATGAACTCACCACGGAGAAAGTCAAGGCGATGCTTCATTTTGTAGTTGGTATTTGCACCGTAGAGATCCTTGAACTTACAAGAAGAACGACCAGTCTCATACATTGTAACTTCATCTCCCCAATACTTACCAATCAACTCAAGATAGGTTTCAAGATATGATTTGTAATCGAGTTTGTTGTTCTTAAAACGACGAAGTTCACCACCATCTTTGTAGATATCTACCATAGCACAGTATAGATCAATGACACGATTTCTTGCACCACCTAGTTTACTGAAGTCACCCATAGACTTCAAGAAAGGAACAAAAGTAGACTCAAAGAATTTATTGAAGTCTTTGAACGATTGTTCAGCAATAGAATTAGATTCATAATCTGCATCTAATGTTTTAGGTGTGAACGCATCTACAACACCTTGATATGCGTAGTAGTTATTCAGAGATGCAAGATATGCACAGAACTTGTAGCGAATTGCATTTGACTCAAGAACAAATGTCTTTTTCTCGTTAGTCTTAACAAACAAGTCGCGATACTTGTAGTTAAGGTTACGAATCCAAGTGCAAATATCAGAGGTGCTACAGTTACGAAGTTCTTCAGTATTGAGGTTTTCGTTGTCATTCAGACGACGGAATAGGTCACGACGTTCCTCACGATTGAGTCCAACATACTCAATCATATTGATAGTCTGACTGTCGATAAAGTTAGCAAACTCAGGAAACTCTTCAACTATAGTATCATAAGTGTAATGATTCTCTTTGTTCAAAGTAAATCGAACTAATTCATCATTAATTAGAACAACATAATTACCACACTCTAATGCAATCTTATTGTCATACCAGTCGATGATAGTGTCAGAACGATTGCCACCATCAATGTGAATATAATCATAACCTTTTACGATGAAAGTCTTAATATGATCAACAAATTGCATCTCTTGATCATTACCAGAAGACTTTGCAAGAGGTTCAAGATACTGGACAGATTTAGAGAGGTTGATAAGGTGAAAAGTAGAAGTATCGGAGTAACCTTGTGCAATAGCACTCATATACTTTGACTGTTTACCAGTGATATTTCTCCAAACTGATTCACGTTGAACAGTACAATCGCGACCAGTTTTTAGAATCATACTGTGAAACTTTTTAAGTGATGCAAAATTAATGGACTTTTGCATTACCTTACGTGTCTTCAACTCGTTCGCGGCAATCTCTTTAATCTTCTGAACATTGTTAGTCATGATAATACTCCTCGGAGTGTGGGGTTTGTGTCATCGTGGATCTGAATCCGTCCGACATAAGTAATATACATGAAAAAGGGGGGTCTGTCAACCCCCCATCGATAAGTATTTTTTATGTATCTGGATGGAAATATGTCCAACCAGTTAAGACATACTTATCTCCCGATAATGGCGGGTTTCCTCTGTGCATATGAGTAAATCCAGAAGGCCATACAACAATAGTACCAGCAGTTGGTTTTATCCTTTGTGACTGATATAAGAACTCTGTTTCACCTCCATCATCAACATCGTTGAGATACATCATCCAAACCAGACATCTATTAGCACTCTCAGCACCATTATTCTCGCAATGCCAGACATGATAACCACCTCCTGGAGGTGTCTTTTGCATCTTCAAAGTAGTATACCACTGAGGTACATTAGCACCAGAGAATACTGAACCATATTCAGCAAATGCTTGGTTCAAAAACTCTCTAACAATATTAATTTGTTGTTCTTCATCCTCAAACATGAGGAGATTTAGATCGAATGCTGTATCAAATCTGCCAGAACTACCTTCAGAAAATTGTTTATCTTCATAAAATGGTCTCATTGAACGATTAAACGTGTCAATGATTATATTACAATTTGCTTCAGGGAGTCTATTTTTATAAACTCCTACAAATTCTTTATACTCACCAATACAATCAGTCGGGTTGTAGGGAGTATTTACTGAGAAATTCATCTTCGGAAAGAATTGTTTCTCCCATGATTTCATTGTTGATTGGTCCATTTTCTAAATACTCCTCTTTAGTCACATCAGTTTTTGTAAAATTCAAAGTCCTAGCACTCTCTAGTTTCCTTAAAGAGTTCTTATAATATTCAAAGTTCTCAAAGGCATCAGATAGACTTTTGCCAAACTTATTTGTTGTAGATGGTGGAACTGGAATTGCTAGATTCCTGATTGATTCTTCACTATCGTCAGATGGTGCTTGCCAATCTCTAATTCTTTGTCTCCATGCCATCCATTCCTGTTTACTTTCTTCAGACATATCACTATCAGGCAAGAAGAACCAATCACTGAGAGCAAGAAAATCTATTTTAATAGTTGTAAAGTTAAATCCATTTTTGACATCATCTTCAGATGCTTCCCTAACATTTGCAATCAATTCAGATTGTTGTTCATAAATGAAATTCAAATATGCATTTTCAAAGTGATGTATCACTCTTGAAAGAATAGGATGAGTTCTAGGATTAATAACTCCTTCCTCTACCGCTTCACCTAATGAAGTAACTCCATTTTCATAGTGTTCACCTAATTCATAGGAAATTGTATTAGTTTCAGAATTCCATCTAAGTACTTGAATTTCTTCTCCATTATACATGAATGATGCCTGATCGTCAAACAATTCGTCTGACAAATCATATACTTGATCATTAACTTCCCATTGATTATCCCATGGGATAGCATTAATTTGAAAAATTTCGTAGTTAGTGTGTGACATTTTTATATAGACTTAATTAAGTATTTTACGACTATCTGTCTAGTTTTTACAGATAAATTAACAGGTGTAGATGAAGGAACAAGATTGCCAGTTGTATTACCACTCCAGGCGGCAGTGTTGACCCCGCAATCAAGATTGCCTGTCTTATTTATAGTGATACTATGATTGTGTTTATTATTGTTATTTGATCCTGCGCTAACAGTATCATGCAATTCATCAGTTTGATTGTTAGAACTACTTCTTCTTACAGATACTTTATTCTCATTTCTGTTAGAACCACTTGTTGTATTTCTACCCCTGACTAGGTGTTGTGTTCCAGGGAGTAGGAAAGGGTGCTGATGTTCTCTCATCATATTAATACTATGAGTAATTTGTTGCAGATTTGCACTAGCACTTGGTGAAGTATTGACATTATTAGCGGCAACACTATTACTAATAGCACCATTGCCATTAATGGTTGCTGATCCACTTGCACCAACAGTTAATCCACCAACAGTATGAGTATTTGAACCAATAGATTCATTTCTAGTACCAATATTTGAACTGACAGTATTAGAAGATCCTCCAGCAATAATTTGTCCACTATTCAGATTAGGGACATTAAATGTTCCTGCAAAACCAGTATTACTAATAAAGGCACCACTATTAGCGAATGTTACAAAATTTGATGCACTATATGTACCTGAACTTGGCATAGAGGCATACCATGATGAAGCAGACCATCCACTACCAATTATGTTATTAACTGTAATAATACCTGTGTTCATATCCTCTCTATCATAATCAGTGCTACTACCAGAATCACCGCCAAGTTGTGCTGATATACCAGTGGATGTAGCAATTGTAGGAAGTCCCAGCAATCCTCTCTCACGATGCAATCTTAATTTAATGCTAGTAGATGATTTAAGAATGACAGTTACCTCGTCAGTTGTCATCCAATCTAAATTTGCTGGTAATCCAGTAAGATTGCCACCATATGTTAGACCAATGGTTAAGTATAATGGTAACTGATCAGTAATGTTAAAAGATGTGCCATCGCATTCTAAATATCCCTCAGGCAAGTCATGTCCAGCGAAGGCAATAATTGTACCTAGATCAGTTCTATCTTTTAAGTTAGAGATTTTCATTTTAGAATTTAATTGCGTACCTTACAAGAACTTGTTTTCCTTCCAAGTTACCATAATCTACAGAAATAGCATTAGGGGAAACAGAAAAGTTATGACCATTCACAACTATATTAGCAGTACCTGTGGAATTTCTACTGGAGGTAACCCCATTATTAGATATGTTAGCATTTGCATAGGCATTTGCAGAAGAATGTGCATGAGAACCTCCCAATTGTCTTCTGGCCGCTTGCCCCCAAACAATATAATTATTACCTCTATTTGGCCATTCACTGTGTCTCATAGTATTGCCTTGTCTAGG